CCTAGGTTAACAAAAAAGATCGGGCCGCCGGCTCCGATTTCCCCAGGCCCGGGGACCGTTTGCTAGCGGCCGCGTGTGATGTTTCATTCTCCTAAAGAGAAAAAGAAAAGTATTATGCCGGTGATAGCGATAAGATAGAGTAGAATAATATTAGTCGTCGAAAGCATTGTAAAACGCTTCTTTTGCTGTGTCCGATAACCACCCGTATTTCTGGGTATCCTCGATTAAAATGCAAGCATAGTCGAGTGAAAATTCTCCGTTATTAACGCAATTTATAAAAGCGTTTATAACTCGCTGCTCTCTTTTTGTCATGTCTTTATATCTCCTTTGTTTAGTTTGATAACGCCAGGGCTGTTGCGAGATCGTGTGGGATTGGCATAATATCAACGGTAATTTTAACTGTTTCCGCTTGTGCTACTCTTTTTCTGCTTTGGAAATAAAGTCCGAATTTTTTATAATCGCGAATATACGACGTAATGTTTTTATACGTGGTATTTCTAATAACGGCTGTAGTATCGATATGCTTGTCGCTGTTTTCGTCCGCGGTTCCTAGAAGCATATTGAAAACATCTTGGCCAATGTTTTCTACGTGCATGAGCATTATATAATCGATATTTGGATTTTCAAAGCAAGGGATTTTTGAAACATCGATCAAATCGTCGTCGATTATGTCCGCCGAGCCGAACGATCCGTTTTTCGATCGGGGGACGTTGGTTAACGCGAATGTGTTATATGTCGTCGATGTAGGTTTTGAAAAATTTATTTCGAAATAGTTTCCCGAAAAATTATGACTATAACCAGTCTCGGAATACGTAAAATCGTTTTTAAATAAAACGCCTAAAATGAGATCATGCAGCGATTTGTTTTTTACTGAGGCAGCCGCGCTTGCTGCTGCGCTTGCGCTTGCTGCGGCCGCTGTCTCGCTCGCTGCTGCGGCTGTCTCGCTCGCTGCTGCGGCTGTTGCGCTTCCGGCCGCCGCTGTTGCGCTATTTCCGGCTGACGTGGCGCTATTCCCGGCCGCCGTGGCGCTGTTGCTGGCCTGGGTTGCAGAGTTGCCGGCGTTGGACGCGGATAGGGCCGCCTGGCTTGCGCTCTGGGTCGCGTTTGCTTCGCTTACTCCGGCCGCCGTCGCTTTATTGTTTGCCAGCGTGGCGCTGGATGCCGCCGCTGTCGCGCTATTTTGGGCCGCTGTTGCGCTTGTGCCAGCTTGGGCCGCACTACCGGCCGCCGCTGTAGCGCTTGCCGCCGCCGCGTCTCTGGCGTCGAATACGTCACTCAGAGCGTCCTCGGCTTTCTGGATTTCAGCGTCCAGGGAGCCCTCGATTCCGGCTTCAGCGGTTGCCCAATCTTCCCGGAGCTTTTTAAACTGATTGACAAACCATGTCAGATTAAGCCCCTGGAGATTTCCCCACGGATATTGAAACGCCATCTATACCACCTCTCAATTGCTTATTAATTCGTAGATGCTGGTTTTTTCCCAATGATCAGCATCGAAGTCTTCCGGCACGTTAATAGCGGCCGGGTTGGTGTAAAGCGTGTGATCATACCATACAAGCGAATCGGCCGCGTATGTTAGGCTATCGCTATACTGTGGGGCGATCGCGTCCTCGATCTGGCCCTGGTACTGTCTCCAGGCGTTTAATAGCCACGTGAGATTGAGCTCCTGGCTCTGTCCGTATGGATAGTTAAACATTTACATCACCTCAATATACAAGCAAGCAGAAGCGCATTTTGAACGATTCCACGATATAATTGATCAGGTTGATTTTCGGATATACGTCGAGCTCCTGGGTCATCATCTCGGCTACTGTTGTAACGCCAATATTCCCGTGGGCCCGGAGCTGGCGAACGTTTGTCTCTGCTTCGCTCGTCTGGCTCTGGCTTTCATTGGTCCCCTGGGACGCGCTGGCGTTGACGTCCGTCTGTTTGCCGGCGGTGCTCAGCGTGTCGGAGTTATAGCCGGCCACCTGGTCGAGTGTATTCCCGGAGCCGGTGCTGTTTGCTACGGCCTTTTGTGTGCCGCTTCCCTGGGCCTGGCGGGAGCCCGTATCCACCGCGTACTCTTTCCGATCGTAGTTTTCGATCGGATTATACTCGGCCAGCGTTAACGCTTCTACGCGCGTCCAGGTGGGCATTTCGACGGCGCTCCAATGTTCTATGGCGCTCTTCATAAAATCCCAATCAGGATAGAGAAGCTCCAGCTCCGCGCATGTCTCCAGGATTTCGTGCACTACGTCGGCCTTGGTGATCGACGACGGGACGCTCATTGTGTCGAATAGTGTATCATCGAAATTATAAAGCCCGATGATATCAAGCGTCGCGCGATTCGGGCCTATTACTATCGGGATTGGGTTGTACATTTGGTTTATATCTCCAATCTACCATGATTTCGGCGCCGTACATCTCCCGGACCATATCCGCGCCGCGTTTGATATGATCAAGCCAGCCGGCGGCCAGGATTGACGTTTCGACGTTGTTTGCATTTACCTCGTCGGTGATCAGGCGCTCGCGTTTGTCGGTGTTGGCGTTTGGTATCCCGATACGCGTGTTAAATTCTTCCTCGATTTTGTGGAGATCGTTCATCAGATCGCCGGCGATGTATTCTTGCTTGATATTCTGCACGAACGGCTTCCAGGAGACTTCCCCGTCTTCGTTGAAAAGTGTTTTATCAACCACGACGGCCGGCTTCCCGGTCGCGATGCCGTCGAACATCTTTTTAAAGCTCTGGGCCTGTTGCCGGTCCTTGGCCGCGAATACAAACGCCACTTTACTATTAATAAGGTTGACGTCTACGGCCTGGCTGGCGAGCGCCATCTTCTGGGCGTAGTATGAGACGATATCCGTCACTCCGCGCCAATGATCATTGATTCGAAGCACCGCGCAATCGGTCCCGATTTCAAGCTGGCGCCCGGATATTTCGGGGAGCTTCGGATTTGTAACCAGGACGTAGCGAGGGTCATAATTGACGGTATAACCGCCGGGCATCCCCCATTGTGCCGTCAGGCCAAATTCGTCGGTATAGAAAACCGCCACGCACCCGTTAGCGAACAGGGCCGCTTTGAAGATCGAAAGCCCGAACGTCTCGGGTATTTTATACGTAAAGTTTTCAAGTATCTTATCCCATAGATACCGGCAAAAGAACCTATAACTCGCGTTGTTTCGGAGCTGGACGTCGCCAGGCGAGAAACAGGACGCGATCAGGTTTTCCATCTCGTAGGGGATAGGCATTTGCATAACTACCACCTCTTTTTATTTCGGGCATAATAGCACGATTTCCGCTTTTGTATAGCGTGGAACACTCCAAACCAGGCGCTATTACCGCTTGGCGTGGGCGGGACGTAGCCGCCGAAATAATTCCACCAATACTCGGCCGCGCCTATCCTGGTGCCGCTTGTGCTGGACCATCGGGCCGAACGCTCGTAACCATCATGGAAAATTTTCGTCAATTGTGCGATGCTGTAGGCCGTCGGCTCGGCCTGGCTTTTAAACGTTGCAAACGGTATCGCGTCAAGATAGGATTGATCCCAGCCGCCGCAAGAGCCGTCGCTGTATTGGGTACATACCCAATTGAGATAGTGCATTTGTGCGGTCCCGTCGTTCTGGCTTCCGGCCTGGTTTGAGTAATTCGGCCCATAGCCGGGGAAACTCTGGGCTTCCGTACGGTAGATGTAATTCGCGGCCGGGTCCGATTGGAAAATACCGTAAGCGTGTCCGGTATTATCCCCGCACACAATCCCGATACGGCTATCGTTTACGGGAAGCACCGTCTCCGATTGCCATCTCCAGGGGTTGTAGTTGGATTCGGCTTCGAAGTTGCCCAGGGCCGCGCATACGGCCGCTTTTCCCCAGCCCAGCGAGGACAGGATATCCAAAACCATTGTGGCGTTGTCCTGGGCTTCGGTGCTTTCTTTCAGATATCCGTACGTGTTTTTATTGTGCCAGGCCATCGCTATTCGATAAAGATTCCCGTTGCCAGGAGATTCTCCAGCGTAGCCACTTCCGTCTGGAGTGCGTTGGAGATCGCCAGCTTCGGAGAATCGCAAAGCGTGAAGCCCGTCAGGGTATTTAATACTACGGATTGACATAGCGGCCGGCCGAAGAGCTGGCGGTTTTCATCCGTCTGGAGATAGCAAAGGGCCCAAAACGCGAACGGATTCCGGCTATTGAGCGAAATCGTCCCCTGGGAGCCCAACATCTCGAGCGTGCTCTTCATGGAAAGCGCCGCGGTTCCGATCTTCGCCAGGTCCCCCATGAGCGTCGAGCTGCCGCTCTCGACGGTTGTCACCTTGCCGGCGGCCTGGGCGCGTTCGTAGGCTTTGTAAGCGCTGGTCCCTGCCGGCGGTACAGCTCCCCCGGTAATTCCCCGTACGTCGCCCTGGAGATCGCTCGATAGCGTGTTGAGCATCTGGCCGAAGCCGCCATACATCGCGGTACCGGCGATCGTGGCGTTCATTAGGAACTCGCCCAGCGTATTCGGGAGCGCCGTCTGAATCGCGGCGATCGGAATAGGTACGCCGATTTGTGCTTCTATCGATCGGATGATTTGGGACGGCTTCCAATCCGCGTATGAGCTCCCGCTGATATCAGAACATACATTCAATATCCCCTTGCCGGTTCGCAGGTCCACCGTATAACAAAAGTATGTTGTGCCCTTGAGCTTGCTCCCGTCAAGATCGATCAGCCCGCAAAACGGATAGAACGACAAGTAGTACCTGGTGAACGGCTCCCGGTTGAGATAAATCCCGCGCGTTGCCGCCTGGGGATGCTGGGGCGTCGTGACGGTGATCACATTAGTGAACTCTACGTTGAGGATGCTGTTCGAAAGCGGGTAGCACTTAACGGAAAGCGTGATCATGTCGTAGCCAACATAAATGTTATAGCTTCCGGCGCTATCGGCCAGGCCCCGGTTTACAAAATCGTTGACGGAGTACGGAAGCCAGATGCAAGAGACGATATACTGAAACGGGTCCGTAATCGCTTTCTTCAGCCCGTCCGCGATATCCTGGCCGCCGTCTCCCCATTGCGTCGGAAGATAAAAGAGCTTCTGGCAAAATGACATAAAGACGAGGTAGCTCATGGCGTAGTATTCCACGCACCCGGCCACGGACCCGACCTTATTCACCACTCCGACCATATATACACCATACGCGGTAGACGCCGGCTGGAGATCGTTTTCCGCATAGCGGCCCACAACGACATTGGGCTGGGTAGCCCGGAGCGGGTATTTGTTGTCGGTAAGCGCACTATCGCCGGAAGACGCGCTCCGCAAAACATATTGCGTGGTAGCCAGCATCTCCGTTTTCCAGCTCGCCAGATAGTCCTCATTGAGCGTGACTTCAATCAGGCTGTTTTTGAAAGTGAAGTCGTTGATAAAGTAGTACCGGGCCTTGAAGCCCCACTCAATCACCGCGTAGTTGTACGTTATGAGCGATTTCCGGCTGTCGTTGGACAGATTCAGAATAAGGACCGGGTTAAGGATATCACAGCTATCTTTTAGCGTACATTCAAATTTTACGCCATACTGTACATAGTCAATGAGCGCCGTCGAGTTGATTTTCTTGTTGGTTGTGCAGAAATAAACGTCCATGTAATCACCTCTTGAAAAAGGCCCGCCGGTAAAGGACTCGGGTGAGATCAAACCCGATAGGAACCCGGCGGGCGAAAGCAAGGAGGACCCTAATTAATCGAGACAGAGCACCACGGCCTTTTCCGTGTTGTCGCTCAGGGTAGCGAAACGGGCGTGGTAGTCCTCGTTGTAATACTGTCCGGCGCTGTTGAGCGGCGAGACAAGCGTGTGCGGATTAAGCCAGGCGTAGCCCAGGGCGTCGCGGTCGTGAATCAGGCCGATAACGGTGCTGTTTGTGACGGCGGCGCTGGCGATCTTCTGGTTGCCGTTTGTGTCGGTGTAAACCGGCTTAGCGTTGATGCCCTGGGGCGTGTCGATGCTCTGCCAGAAATCGACGGCTTCGTAGGTCGGAAGCGTCATAAGGTCGTTGTGGTACAGCCCGGAGAGGACCATAGAGTTGATCATCTCGAGGAACGGGCGATAGAGAGCGACGCGGACGTTTTCCGGGGACGTATGGCGAAGAATCGCTTTGGACCCGATCACCGTCTGGAACTTCTGGGAAGAGTGGCGCATCAGGCCGACAATAGATTTAATCCGGCTGTACAGCCAGCGGATGAAGCCCTCGAAGTTGCCCGGCTGGAAAACGGTCGTAGCGGTCAGCGAAAGCCCGGTCAGCGTGTTGTACTCGGTCAGAGCATGCACGATGCGGTCCGTGTTGGCTTCGTCCAGGAGCCCGGCGATGAAGTTTACCTGGAGCGCCATGCTCTTTGCTTCCTCGAAGCGCTTGCGGTCGTTGAGACGCTCGGTTACGTTCATCTGGTTGAATCGGACCAGCTCGTCAGCAGAGCTGAAAGCTACGTCGAACTGCTCCAGGAAGATTGTATAGGGCATGTGATAAACGGAGCTTCCGTAAAAATTCGTCTGGAGTACATCGCTCTTGGAGATGCGCCAGGCGTCGATGCTCTGGCCATTACCCAGCGGGGGATTCTGGCCGGCGTCGTAGGTTGCGGGCCATGCCCAGGACGGGTCGTCCTCGGCCATCTTGGCCACCGGGGACAGCTTACGCGTAGCGTTGCCGTAGCGGCTGGCCGTCATACGGAGCGCACTATTCGGGAGATCGTAATCCCGGACGGCAAAAACGGTATCTCTCCAAACCTGGGAAACGGCATTGAGTACCGGGTCCCGGCCCGTCTGGAGCAATACTTCCGCGACGCTTACAACGTCGCTAAAATTGTTGATAGCGGCGAGGCCGCTCTGGTCGGTCATCTGGCTTACGACGGCATTGAGGAACGTCGAAGCCTGCTGGACAATCATGCTATTCATTCTCTATTTCTCCCTCTCTCATGTGTTGCACAGATTGAGCAACATTTCTGTTGCTTTCTGGCGTGTTTCTTCGGCTGGGTCCGTTGCGGCCCCGCCGGCGGGCTGGGCTGATGCGCGGATATTGCTTTTCTGGAGCGTGGTCGTGAGCGCCTTGATCGCGGTCAGGAGCTCCTCGGTATCTACGGCCGGCTGTACGGGCTGGGCCGGTGCCGGTGCCGGGGCGTTTTCGCCGGCCGGCTCTTCCGGCGGTGTAACAAGCTCCTCGCCGGATTCCATAGCGGCGATCTCCGCTTTGGTGTAGCCGGCATTAATCAGAGCCAGGGTTTCCGCTAGTTTCATCTTCGTTTTTCTCCTCTTCGATTTCGGGAAGCTCGGTCCGCTCAAATAATGATTTGAGATGCTGGGCGAGCTCCGGGTTTGTTTTTCCTATGTTTTCAATGATGCTCCCGCACTCCATAACAATAATATAGATTGCGGTCCCCTTGGAGATTACCAGGGGAAGCGTGATTCCGATATACGGAAGCAGAATATCACAAACGACGGCGAAAAAGAAAGCGAATATTTCCGACAGTTTGTGATACAGCCCGGCCCGCATGGTTGACGATGCGTAATCATGCCGGGTAAAGGCTGCGATCAGGCCGCTCACAATATCCAGGACGATAAACGCCAGGAGACAGAGCGCGATCTTGAGTTGCGGCAAAATGGCGTCAAGCGTGATAATTGACAAGGCGATCGTTGTTTCTCCCATAGTGATTTACTCCCATTGTATAACGATCTGGGCCGACGATTTCTTGAGATCGTACGTCGTGCCGCCGGTCGTCGTTACGCGGATTCCGGGCTCGTCGTCGATTGTGTGCTCGGCTACGGTCGTAACATTATCAACGACGGCAACCTGGGGACTTCTTTCGTCGGTGTATATCCATATAATCCGCACTCGATCACCACCTTATACAAATATAGGGCCGGTTTGCGTGGCGCTGTTACCACCTGGCCCGCGCTTCCGGCGCGTCAGCTATGGCCACCGGCCCACTTTCATTTTACTATATTATAATAAAGAAGTCAAATAATATTTGCTGTAATAATCGGAAAACTTGATATTTCCCCGGAGCCAGGCTTCGAAGAATCGTTTTTGCTCACGCTTCAGACGTTTGATGCTCATTTCGTCGGTATTGTATCGGTATTTAGGCGGGCCGCTCTGGTGTCGCGTCACGTAGTACCAGGGCTCCGCTTTGTGCCGGTAAATATACACCTCATCCCCGACGGCCGCCACTATCCGATACTCCGCGAGCGGCGCCTGGTCCACGTATAGCCAGGTCTGGCGGTCGAAATCGTTTTTCAAGCTCATCGTAATAAAATCGTCACTATCCCGGGCCGCGCGGTAGAGGGCCGTTGACGCTTTCCTCTCGCTGATCGGGGACGGCGGGAGCTTGATCACCGCCACTCCTTTTTCCTGGTTGATATATTCGTGCTTTCCCTTGGTGAACGTCCGATCAAGGTCCGATATAATGCCCAGGCTTTGGAAGATCGGACAGGCCAGGCTTTCGGAGTTGCTCAGACAAACGCTCTTGAGCGGGCGCTCGCCCCGGAGCTCGCGGTTCCTGGAGATCGTCTCGACGGAGTTGAGGAAGCTCTCGCCCTCGTTGCGTATCCGCTTGACGTGCTTCTCGGGCTGGAACTCGTCATATAATAGCGTCTTTACATCTTCCATATAAAAACCGCGGATTTTGTATATACGGACCAGCGCGGAGATATACCCGATCGGCTCCCCGGCCGGTGCCAGCTCGCCCTTGTCGTTCTTCTCGCCCCGCCATACTCCGGCCAGGGCTTTGACGTGGGGAAGCGGCCCGCACACGATAGGCGGGTATCGGTCCGGCGCGTCGTTGATCACCGGCATAAACGGGGATAGGTCCGTGTAGCTGATCGCGTCGGCTTCCTCGCCGGTCCGGCGCATGAGAAGAAACTTCTCGCCGGCGGGCATGTCCAGGAGCCGGCTCATCGCGCCATAGCTCTTCCCGGTGCCCCGGCCGCCGATCACGAAGATAAACGGATAAGGGAGCCCCATGATCGCCGCCATATCCGCGTAGCCGTTATCTAAAAACAGATTCATGTCAAATTCTCCTTTAATAAAAAAGGCGGGGATTTCTCCCCGCTTTGTACGTTGTGGACGATTAACCGATCGACGCCAGGTCGCAATCCATATAGCGCCGGCCGCTCTTGCTGGTGCCGCTCAGGACCCGGATAGAGAATGGACGATCGCCGACGATATCTACGATATCGAAGAAGCTCTCCTTGAACGTCTTACTCTGGGCCGCCAGGACCAGGCCGCTCTCGGTCAGAACGGAGAGGATTTCGACGTCCTCGCCCTTGCTGTTTACGTCGGTGTAAATCAACCAGGCGCTTACGGAATAGTCCTGGTCGAGCTGATCGTCGTCCAGCTTGTTGACGCTGACGGTGGTTTTTCCCCGGGTCATTTTGTAAACAAATACGGGGTCGTTGATGAGCTCCTGGTTGCTTGTGTCGATGATCTTCATTTTGCTTTCCATAGTTTTGATCTCCTTTATTTATTTTACGGCGCTCTCGCCGTTTATTTCATTATAAACTTCTTTTAAGATTTTGTCAAACAAAATATGCGACATTCGGATAATTCTCTTATATTCTTCTAATGTGCCTACTGTGTACTCCGATTGATATAAATAGATGTTTGCAGTAATCTCGATTCTTTCACCATCCTTTTCTATTTCCGTTACTTCTGGGAAATCGTTATACCTTGCGGCCAGGCCGCCGGCGTCCCGGAATACAAAGCCATCCTGGAGCGCTTCCAGGCCGCCGCGCTTCGCCAGCTCTACGGCGCCTTTTCGTTTGTCTACTCCGGCAATCGTGACGTGGAGCTCGGGACCGGTTTTCGTTTCCTCGATGTACGCGTATTTTTTCGGGCCCGCGCTCTTGAAGTCCCGGTAGAAGCCGTCGCGTTCCAGAGCGCCCATATAATGCGTTTTGCCTTTTGCGTCCACCGCGTAAGCGCCGCTCTCCGTTGATAGGCGTATCTTCTCCGCGTTGTATTCGGAGAAGTCCACGTCCCCGATATACTTCACGCTGTCCGTATCGCAATACACGAAATCATGGAAGCTCTGGGCCTGGCTCCGGCCACGGGACCGGCGGCCGCTCTGATCGCCGTCGTGGGATGCCAGGCGGGCGCATCGGAAAAGCTCAAATCTCGCGTTTGCCGTGGTCCAAATGCCGAACTGATACGGGAGCCAATAGCTCTTTTTGCACCGGGCGAAGAGCTCTTCTTCGGTCGTGTGCTCGTCGAAATGGAAGTCCCGGTCCTCGGCCATGTATTCAATCCCCTGGCGTATCGGGTTTGTTGCCATAAGCCCGTAAATACCATTGATGCGGTTTTTGCTCTTGTTGTACAGCGTTTCGTTGAGCTCGCCGGGGAGCCCCTTGAGTGACGTCTTATATCGGTACGCTTCGATAATAAAATCCCGGATGCATTGCGGGAGCGGGCCCTTGCGGGATTTATAGCAATTGAGCACCTCGACGCTCTCCCAGCGATATGTTTCTTTTATAATGCGATAGTCCATTTCCGTTATACAGAGCGTCAGGGCTTCGGCTTCCAGGATGCGGCCCGTAAATACCTGGGCGCCGATCAGGTCGTAGCTCTTATCTTTTGAGATATACGGGTCCCCATAAAAGACGTTTTTTAGTTTGATTCCTTTGAAGCGGATTTCCAATAGCACCGCTCGCCCGCGCGTGAATATCAGCTTCTCAACATTTTCTATAGATACATTCTCGATCTTCGTGAGCGGCTCCGTCGGAAAAAACCATTTACCAGGACGTCCGGGTAGCTGGACGATCGGTCAGCGCTGGAGACGTCGTGCAAGATATCGTTGATATAATAGCGGTTGCAATGAACATCCCCGCCCCGGAAAGCCCGGTGCATGATACGGTAAAGCTCGGGCCCTGGGAAGTATTTCTCCGCGTAGCGGTAGCCCAGGTTTTCCCGGACGATCTTCTTGAGGTCCTTGCGGATAAATCCCGTTGACGTGAGCGGCATATTCAAGAGGTTGCAATTCTCGCTGATCATAAGAGCGTTGACGGCTTCCACCAGGCCCAAAACGTCGTTTTGACAGTATCGCAATTCCTCGATCGTGAGCTCGCTGAACCAATATCGCGGGATGCCGTAATCGAAATCGGTGAGCTTCTCGTGTTTCACGTGGTACTTCCGGGTGAAGTCCCGGAGATTCATGTTGCTCAAGCGGTACGAGCACCTAAACTCGAAGCGGCGCTCCCACATCGTGCAGTATAGGACCTTGCGGCGCTCCGTGGCGAAAACTTCTTCGGTTTTAAAATCGTAGATGCCGGCGAGGAATTGGAACTCATACGAGAGATTGTGCACGAATACGACGAGCGTGGTCCGGGCGGGAAGATGAGCGAGGAGCTTCTCCTGGAGCACTTTGAAATCGTCCCAGGTCCGGCCGAATACCGTCAAATCCGTCGATATCTGAAACTGCCAGATATACAGAACGCTTTGCTCGATCTCTGGGATTCCCGTCGTCTCGATATCGAAAGCGCATGTGCAATCAAGGATATCAAACTTCTCGACAGAGCGGTTTTTACGCTTCGCCCGCTTGATAACGGGATACCTGGCCAGGATGCCGGCGTCGAAATCGTCAACGTGGACGTATGGCGCCAGGGGAAGCGGTAAGCATGTTTTCATAGCTTTCTGATCTTGTCGGCCATCCCGTTTGCGCGCAAATAGTCATTGAACGCGCGGCTCATGCGGCTCTTATTTGACGTCCCCTTGATCTTTTCATCTTCCACCAGCTTATCGAATATCTCGGCCGCTTCGTCGCTATCAAACAAGAGGACGCGCTGAGTCCCCTCATACTTCTCGTACTTCCGGCGCCACATATCCATAAAGTCGTTAAAGTGCTGGACGTTGACAGGAGTAACGGACTTGTATCCCAGAGCCTGAAGCGATTCAGTCTTCTTCTCGGCCATCTCCCGGCGGCCCTTTTCGGTGCTGATAGGACTTTGAAGCCATTTCGCGAGCTGGGTAGAAGTTTTGGCAAACTGCACCACAAAGTCCCCGCCGGCCGTCTCCCGGAGCTCTTTCAGCGTGGGGAGCTGGACCGTCTCGGCCGGAGCGCCGCGCTCGATGCGGCCCATTGCTACTTTTCGCATATAGCTGTAGTCCTTTTGCAAGTCCCGGAGCTCGACGCCCTTGTGGCGCGTGGCCGTACGGACAAAGGTCTGAACGTTCGTGATGTAATCTTTTTTCATACTTCCACTTCCTTTAGCACACACTTGCATTTGCCTATACGCGCGTAATCAACAAAGCCGGCTTTCCTCAAAAATATATACGCGCTCCCCGGGCTGGTAAACAATAGGGGCTTATTAGTTTTTGCATGTCCTATAATCACCGTCTTTTCACCGCCGGCCGCCGTGGTATAGGTGCACGCCCAACAATATTTAATTCTTCTTTTCATCGCTCGTCGTCCTCTTTAATAACCAATATTCGAAAATTACGTGGGTCCTGGTGCAATGCTGGATAATGATTTTCCCCTCGCCAAACCGGCCCCGATACGGTACTACTCCGATCAGATGAGCGGGAATATAGCCCGCATGTTCAGAGCTCCGGCGGCACTCGTGGCCCAGGAAAGCCAGGGCCCGGCGCGTGGCGTCCAGGGTGTCCGCGTTCTTGATCGTGGCCCGGTAGTCGGCCGTTATGTTTTTCAGCGTCGCGCACTTGTGCCAGGGCGCGGCCAGCGTGTACGAGGTGCCCTTATAGGGCTCCAGATATCGATATTCCTTGCGCTTCATAGTATTTCTTTCTCCTCTCTGATATTGCCGTAGCGTCGAATATGGGGACAATGTGATAGGCACAATCGGCCGCCGCTAATAGGAATTGAATCGCGTCGCGCGTCTCCAGGAAATAGCAATATTTGACGGAGACGTTTTCGTATTCGATGCGGGTCCAGGTCTGGCCGTCGCCGTTGCAGAAGAGCGCATAAAAGGGTTCGGAGACGTGCCGGGTGACGAGATAGGCGAAGACTTCGCGGGGGACGGCTTTTAGTTTGTTGGGGCGCTTCGGGTCCTTGGTTGACATGTTGTTCACCTCACTTTCATGTTGGATTCATCGTCTACAATTATAGCAAAAATTTTTCGTTTGTAAAGGGTAAATCTACAAATTTATTGTTGACATGTCTACAAATTCGTGGTATATTATAATCACAAAATCAAACAAAGGAGATCAAACAAAATGACAATCAGAAATTTACTTTCCACCTTCGACAAAAACGCGGCCGTCCGGCTCCATATCTTCGATAGTGAATACTCCGTGAAAGAGCTCAAAATCTGCTTCAATCCCGGCGCCGGCCTCGAGTGGGTTTACGAGGACGATATGGAAGAGCTCGACAAGATCGCGGACCGCATGATCGCCCGCTGGTACGTTCGCCAGGACACAATCAAAATTCAGATAGACGGAACATTTTGAGAGGAGAAACAACAATGATTAAAAGAGTAGATTATTACAGCTTTGAAGCTCTGGAAGAAGACGACGAAGCCCTCAACAAGCACGACGTAGTAACCGTCGTACATGATCGCGGATGGAGCCGGGCCGATATCGTTTGCGATTGTAAGTCCTGGAAGACAGCGCTCCGGCGCTTCTTCCGGGGCCTGGGATACGATAGAACGTTCGCCGGCTGGGAAGAGGGATTGATAGAGAGCTGTGAAAACGGATACTTCACGATGAACGACTTCCGCATGGCCGACGGGAAAGCTAATCCATATCCGTCCTGGGCGTACGGAGTAGAACAGCTCGACAGCGGTTATTGGTACGTATTCCTCAACGTGAAAACTGCGTAATGAATCGCGAGCCGCTGGCAGATGGTCCCCGGGCCTGGGGAAATCGGAGCCGGCGGCCCGATCTTTTTTGTTAACCTAGG